TACCATTACTGCTTGTGGTAACCGTTACGTTTCCTACTCCTGATTCAATATCAAACATTAACTAGGCACCGTCCTTATTTGTCCATCACGATATTCATCCCCTGTCATTCTACCCTCTGCTTGCATTTTGAGCAAAGATAAGGCATCTGCATACCTTTGTTGGTATAGCTGCATCATATCTGCATCACCCTTCATATAGGTATACGCCTCTATTAGGGATCCATAAAGCAATACCGTGTCTGCATTTGTGCCCAACCATGAGGTAGTGGAGCTAACTATAGAGTCAGGCATGTAGTAGTAATGCAACTCAGTTACATAATCTGCATCGGGCGTAGGCCCAACAATAAATGTGTCACTAGCAAATGTGCCGTAATATTTAGGTGTACCCTTAGTAGCTGCATTCGGATAGGTTGATCTAATAAAGTTTGCATCCTTATTCAGCAAAAATATTTGATTGCTAGAACTTGTTATTGTCAAAGACAATGGAAAAAGAAAGTCTGATGGCATTGCCAAGTATGCATTACCATCCGTCATTGTTCCTGCCATATTTTTTCTATTAACTGGCAAATTTACTGAGCGATAAATCCTTTGTTCCGCCTGCTTTATAAATGTCGGAATAGCAGCAACAAAGTTTGTTTCAGTATTATTTGAATAATCTTTAATCGCGTCTGTCAGTTCACTATAATTCATGTTGTCACCGTGACCTTACCTACCTTCGCATATGCAACGATGTTGCCACTACCTCCACCACCACCGTTACCAACTGGATCAAATGCAAACAACTCTCTGCTAGTATCTTGTGCTATATCTGGTCTGGGATCTCTAATAGCTTGTGGGTCTGCGTAGTCGCCAAGTCTGCCTAAAAAGTTTTGAGGCTGGTCCTCGTCAAGCATATCACGCCCAACCATTAATCCGGTCATGCGACCCGCTTTAACTTGAGGAACCAAGTCCTTTAGTTTGTATCGAAAACCTGTACGATCACAGAAACCAAAAGCGTACTTACCATTAGCAAAACGAGCCACTAATACCCTCCCGGTACGAAGTGTACAGAAGCTCGATCACGATCTTCAGACTGAGCCAGATCCCATTGATATTCATACTCTTGCTTTAATTCTGAAGAACGCACAAATGATTCAGGATATTTTTGAGAAAGCTGAAACGCCAATCCTGATACCAATGCAGGTAAAAAACGTGCAGGTACATCAGGGTTCGTAGATCCAACTGATCCAGTATCTTCTATGCGCCTGATGCGCTGATACGCAAATGTGTACACCTTATCTGGAGTAGGCCATAGGTATGCTACTGGAGCATCCCGCTGCTTATCTATATAAATATTCACCGGACGACCTTCCGTCTTCTTGTTTGGAATTGTCGAATACTGGGATACACTAAAACGAGAAAGTGGCAGATCGTTTTGAGATGTGCCCGTTCCATCGCGGATCCAGTATTCAATGAGGTCTATTGTGTCCGATGGCAGCGTTATTGTAGACGTACTAGCTGTCGTGCTTGCAGTTCCCTCCGCAACACACCAAAAGTTTAGCCCGCGATTTGCCCACTCAAGGCTAAGTAGATTCAGAGACCTGCGCGCAGTCTCTATGTCATAGCCAGTCTTGGTTTGCAAGCCACACCTTTCAAACGCCTCTTCAATAACTTCTGCTATTTCAAGATTAAATGTTGCTGTTCCTGAAGTAGCCACTATTTGCCTACCTTTTTCATTGCTATCTCATGGGCCTTTGTAAAGCTCTTACCATTTCGCAACTCTTTCATCATCACCTTTATATGTTGTTTAGTGTGATGTGGACGATGTTTTTCCATAGCCTTTCTTTGTCTTTCAGTCAATTTAGCCATGTTAGTTCTCCTTAAATTTTTTCAGAGATCTAGTATCTGAGTCCATGCAGGCACCGGGCAGCTTCGTCCCATTGCCTATTATACCACCGCTTCTTAATCGCGCTAAATCAGGAAGGCGTACTGAGTTGGCTAATGCCCTTTTTAGCATTCCGCCAGATCTCTTCCCTTCATCGCTAAATTTTTTAGCAACATCAGGCTTATTAGCATAAAGATACTTTCTTTGTTTATCGCTCTTGAAAGGCATTATTCGTAGCTCTTGCCCATCTTCAGCATGATCGCATATCGATCACCACTTGCATGTCCTGTTGTGGTAAACATTATATCGCCAGTTGGACTGGACGCATTATTGACCAAAGGTCCAGCGGATCTAAAGTCAAAGTATCCATACCCACTAAGGGTCCAAGCAATCACATCTGTTGAAGCATCCCAAAGCAAGTCTACACTCATACCATTGCATTCATACCAGACACACTGAATAGATACTCCAGTGCATGCAGCACCTGACCCTGACTGGGCTTGTAATGCGGAAACGTCCACCTTCTTAACAGCAGCTTCACCACTGCCATCGGATATGTTGGTGAACTTCATAACGACAGATTTGTCGCCATCTTGCAAGGTTTGCGAAGTTACTGCATCAGCCATCTAAATCTCCTTATGGGTACGGGAGCTTTCGCTCTGCCCATAGCCGAAGATGTAGTCACCCACCCAAACGAGTGGGTGACCCTATCTTGTTAATTACGATTGATCTGTAAACGCAGGTGCGTCTGCACCTTCTGTATAGCCCCAGATAATCCAATTCGTTGAATCTTTTGCTACGATATTGATCTCCATGAGACCAAAGTCCGTGAGAGTCAGAATTGAGTTGGAGCTACCATTTGCGTACACGGACACGTTGTCCGCATTAGAATCTAAATGAACAACACCACCGATGAAGTAGTTAGCATCAGCACCAGTATCAATAATCAGATTCTCTGCTTCTTCTGCCGCTCCACCGTAGATAAACTTAAAAGACACACCCTCAGCAGGACTGGGAAGTGTCAGTGTACGGTTACTCCCAATGGCTGGAACCACAACAACCCTACCACCATGAGTGGCAGCAGTTATCGAAGTATCAGCATCGGATAGGGTTACAGGTGCAACCTGCATCCCTGAACTGTCATAAGTGAAAGATGTTGTAAATGCTCCAGTCGATGAGTTTTTCGATACTACCTCAAACCCATTTTCTGATCGGACTGCACCTGAAAAAGTTGTATTAGCCATGTCGTTCTCCTGTCTTGGCTAGTGTCTATCGTTTCCGATAGTCAGGAAAAAGGAAATAAGGAAAGGGGCAGGAGTCTCAGTCGTCAGAACTCTTGAAGTTAAATAAACTCCCACCCCTTCACTCATACTATGCTCCGGGTGATCCCCAGATCCCTAGTGGATCTGATACACCGAAGCTGTAACGCTCGCGAGCTTTGTAACGAACATTTCCGGTGTCAAAGTCACCGTCCATGCTTGTTTCAAGTGCTACACGATTAAAGTGCTTCATTCCGTTAGGAACGTCTGTCAGCAAGAACCATGCATCCGTATCGGTTAGATAATGGTTTACAACAGTTCCGCCGGGTACGACACCCATTGTACGTACTGCATTGACATCGTTGTCAGCAGTTCCGGGGCGAAGCTCAGACTGCATCACCCGTGTTGCAACGAATTGCAAATCAGGCGGAATCACAAGTGTCTGAGGACGTGCAGCGATCATTAGACCACGCTCGTCTGTCCACTTGCCAATCTGAATAACGGCAGCCTCAAGAGAAGTCTCGTTGAGGTCAACAGCAGTAGCTGGACGGTTAGAGTTCTTACCACCCGAAACGAGTGGGTGACCGTCACCACCAGTTACGCCATCACTAGATGCCGTGAAAAGGTTCACACCGTCGCCACTCTGGTAGGCGTTGGTAAATCCATTGTTCAATGGAACAACAGCTTTAACCTGCTTGGTGTGGGCCATGGCGCGAGCCAAAGCCTTAGTATAACGAGCCGACAGGGAGTCATAAAGATTATCTTCCATAGCTTCTTCTGTAATAGCGAAGCCCATGGCGATAGTCTCATGGTTGTAGCGAGCCGTGAAGCTCTCCTGTGCAGCGTCGTAAGAAATCGCTGATCCTTCATCTTTAACTGGAGCAGCGTCAAAACCCGAAAGTTTCACTTCTTCCTCAAAGGATCTACTAGAGCTTTCAGTCTCATAGATTTCGGTATGCTCGTCATCATAACGTGCATACTCCATTCCAAAAAGAGCATTCAAGCCCGGAAGTAGTTCTTTGAGTAATTGAGCGCGTGATATAGCCATTTGTCAGTCTCCTATTATACGCCAGTGGCGTTTAAGTATGAATGATTAGAGGCTGACCCACTCGACGCGGCATTGAATTTCACAATGACGTCAGGGTAGGCATCACTCGCGGTCGTTCCCTTCGGGGGCAAGCTCGTCGGGCCATCAACGAAGTCGATGATCCGGAGAGGAAGCGTGTTTGTGGTAGCTGGTGTTGAAGCATCCAAAGCGTTCTTGGATTTTCCAATCGCAGTGCTACCAGCAGTCTGAACAACAGACGCGTTAAGTCCACGGTCCGTGGTGTTCAGTGCTTCGTCACCTTGCATTTGAAATACTACAAATGGGTCGTCAATAACATAAGCCATCGCATCAGTAGCAGTTGTGGACGCAGGCCACTGCGTGTTAAACGTCTTCTGATTCGTTGTGCTTGGTGTATAGGAACAACCCACAAAAATACCTACTGCCGTTAGCGCGGTGGTGCCCGTATCTTTCTCGATCTCACCGTCCGCAGCTAACTTTACAAAATCACCGTTAAAGATGGCGGTCCCGTACCCACTACCAATAGGTAGGTGTCTGACCTTGGCTGACCAAGATCCAGATGCACTAAGGGTACCAATTGGCCGCGCACCGTAAGGTGCTGCTGTAGTAGCCATAATTAGTTTCCTATAAGTTATGTGTAGTGATTAACGACTACCGCCGCCAAACGCTACACGAGTTTTTCTGTCTGGAGCGAGAACTGGCATCCTTGGATCGTTTTCTCGCATATAATTATTGTCAACTGCTGCCATTTGCGATTCAGCATGAGTCTTGTAATACTCACGCCGTTTCTCTACCAATTCAATTGGTGCCTTGCAAAGCAACAGCCCACCTACTTCGATACCGCCTTTTTGAGCCCATTCCGATTTATGATCACTCATAATTTGTAGTTCGGGGTGGTCTTCCGCTTTTACTGGTTCCCAACCTTCACGAAAGCGTTTTGACACATTCATGTTATCTAGGTTGCCAACCATTGCAGTTCTTATCCAGCGAAATACCCACCCATCTTGCGGTAGGGGATCAGGTAAAATTGATGCAGGTTCCCAAGTCTTAGCTCTTTCTTCGCTTTCGCGATTATCCAAGCCTCTTGGCTCCCGTGGAGCGCGTTCATCAGCCATTATATCATATTCTCCTTCATAAGCTGTGTTGCATACTGTTGAGGTGTTAGCCCCAAGCGTTTCGCGAGTGCAACTTGTGTTTGAGTCAATGTGACTTTGCGTGGTGCCGCTCCAGTATTTCTGGTAGCAGGTGCAACCACGGGACTCGCCTTACGACGAGGTGCAGAATCGACAACTACTTGCTCTTGCGAGCCTGACTCGTCGGTTCCGAAGTAATTGGGAAACACTTCCCTCATACGTTTGTCTATTAATTGATAATATTCCTGACTGTTAGGGTCAACTCCGTCCTCACCTACTAGTTTCTCATGAACCCCATATGCAAAGCTTGTCATTTCTTTGTCATTACCGAACCATTCGTTTTGTTGTGACCACTCTACAGCCGCCGGATCAGCCTGAACTTCTGGTGCTGGTGCTTGTCGCTGTTGCTGACCCTGCTGACGTTCTTGACGCATCACATCTTGCTTCCAATCATCTATCACTCTTTGTGATACGCTTTCAGACGACATCTGTGTCATCTGTGCACTGGTTAGGGCTTTTTGTGCCGCCGCTATCTCATCAGAATCTCCTGACTCATGGGCTGCTTTGAATTGAGCCTCTGCCATGGCAAGTGCTGTGTCTGCCCCATACTTGCTATGTTGGTTTAATGCCTTTTGTGATTCCTGCACAAGCTGAAGAAGTCTTTGGTTCTCTGTTTGAAGCGTCTGTGTAACATTGACCGCTTCATTTGCCATTCGCTCCTGCCGCTCCTTGGCACGACGCTCTTCATGGTATTCCCACTTGAGTTTTTTAATTCTCTTCTGGGCTCTTTTCCCATATCTAGCAATTTCTTCATCCGTTGCTACGTCATCATCTTCAGATTCCGTAGATGCCGGGGGTCTTTGGTCCTCTACTGGGCGATCATCAAGAACTTCAATGTCTAACTGCTCTTGTTGCTCAGGAGCCTCCACCGGTGGTGGTTCTATTGTGGTTTTAACACCTAAAAACTTGTCTTCATCGCTCATCCTGCCAGTTTCTTCAATCATTTTATGCCCTTTCTACGCCTCTGGGATCTTCTACGACCGCCTCTACAGTGTCATCGTTAATTAAACGGAACTCTCTACCGTGAATTTTAATTCGTGTACCACTGAACGCCCGAAACAACACCCAATCTCCTACCTGACAGTACGGACCAGTGGGGAACCGTGAAAAATTAGCGTAAGCATCTGGACCCATCGACATAACCCAACCAACAATAGTTGCAATATTCTCTTCGTGCTGGGCTTGTGCAGACTTGATGATACCGCCTTCCGTTTTCTCTTCAATTTCGGGAAGTGCGATCAGTAATTTGTAGCCTTTCGGCTCAGGCAACTGCGATGCAAAGTTTTTGTCATCATCTGCATCTTTGAACGTGATGTCCTCAACGTCAATAACTTCATTTTCTTTTTCTTGTGCGAGCGTAGTCATACAGACCTCTCGTTAAATTGTCCAACATGCGCCATACGGCGATAAAAGGTACTTCTACAATCTTTATAGATCTCTTAATTTATCTTCTAAATCAATTATTTCGCGTTCTGCCCAAGCCAAGCCTTCGATGATGCCGGTGACCTTACGATACTCTTCCATATCTTTCGCAGATCCCACGGCCAGATGATCAGCCAACTCATTCATCTGTTCCCTCAGCTTTTTTTTGAGCAACGATAAAACGTCATCACTCACTATCTTCATCCTTTGCTATTTCTCTACCCAACTTTATTCCTTCCAATTCCTGCGATGCATCAAATTTCATTTTATCTGCTTCAGCCCTACCTTGCTCTGTCTGCGCCTTAATCATTAACTCCTGCTCTTTAAGACCAAGTTCTGCGACATCCAACTGTTGTTCTTGATCAAGCTTCTCTTCAAGCAGCGCGAGCTTCTGCTGTTCCAGTGTCTGCTTGGCCTGATCTGCCTGTGCTTTGCGCTGTTGCTCTTGCTGGCGTATCTGCAATTCCTGCTGTCTCATTTGAATGATTGGATCCTGCTGTTGCTGTGCTTGTTGTTGGGCTTGAGCCTGTTGTTGTTTCTTGCCCATCAACTGATCCGCGGCGTCGGCAATCAATGTACTTAGTCTCTTCTCGACATCTTCCGGCAGCGGCTGACCCATAGGTGGCAGTTCCGTACCAAGCTCTTCTTCTATCTGGCGACGGAATACAAATGCCAAGTGTTCCCTGACGTGTGCATCCAATGAACCCATAATAGCTTGTCCAGCAGGACTGTTCTGCACTTCCTGCGCCATTTGAGGATCGTTCTTTAGTGCCATGTGAACACGCATGTGTGCATCATGATCCTGATACTCATAAACCTTAACTGGTTCCTGAGTCATCATCGCCTGATTCTCTGTTACTGGATCCTTGGCTGGCACTTCATTAGCAATCGGTACAACCTTATCTGCGTTTGGTATTCCGATCAGTTCCATCATCTGTCTATGCAATAGCGGCAAGTCATACATGTTCGGGGCCTGCTGTGCTAATTGCAGAGCGGCCTGATATTGCATGATGCGTTGCGCCATTGTAGAGGCATTCGGATCCGACACAGGAACTACGTCAATGCGATCATCAAAGTCTTCAGCCTTGATTCCCTCACCTGCATCGGTTTCGTATGGATAATCGGGACTTGTAAAGTCGGCGATAATCCTAGCCAAGATCTTGTATTCCTGTTTCAGGCTCGCATGGATCCTAGCTTGTATAGCAGACTGCACTTTCATAGCACGTTCCATAATTGCAAGAGTGGTCCCTACGGGAGCCTCTTGATTCATGTCTGCTACTTTGAGGTCAGCCATCGACGCAAAGCGTCTACCTTCTTCGACAATGTTACCCAATAGCTGGTACAAGACCGAACTAGGTTCCTTATACGGAAGGAAGGTGATGTTGTCACGAATGACTCCACCCGGCACATCAACGTCTCTAAATTCTCCCGGCATGATCGGCGTGTCGTCGCCTTTGATTCTGAGTCCACGAGTTTTTAACCCTCCCGGTAGATTGGATAGTGTGCCCGCGTCTACTAGCTGTCTGAGGAGGCTAGTCGCGGATTTGGCTAATCCTCCAATCATATGAATTAAGCCAAGGTTATAAAATCCGATACCGGGAACATAACCGTAATGCACGAAGTGCTGCTTCTTAACCCGGTGTTCGTCGTCTTCGTCCCAGTTCCTATAGATAGAAAGGATCGTATCGCTTGATTTGTCTATCGTTATTACATAGGGAAGTGCAACGCCGTCGTCATCTTCAAAGCCGGGAAGGTCTACATCTACATGCATCTCCAGCAGTTGATGTCGGTCCTCACTCCGTCCTGAAGGTGAAACCCCTCCGATATCATTAAACTTATCGGTAATTGGATTGTCTTCTATAAAGCCTGTCGTGAGTTCTACGTCACGATAGAATCCACTCACCTGTAGCTTTCTAATCTGATTGGTACTGCGATTCATTACATGGGTATAACGCTCTGCCTGTTCCAGATCGGCTTCATTGTATGCAACCACAAAATCCTCTGCGGGCACAAACATAGATGTCGGCCTACCCAAGGATGGATCATAATAGATTTTTCTGAACGCACTACCCGCAAGTGGCAGGCTAAACAAAAGCTTCTCTGTCTCTGCCCGATATTCGGTCATGACTTCAATAAGCTGATAGTTCATATAGTCTTGAACGCGCTTCGCTTGATCCATGCGCTCTTCGGTCTGTAGTCCCCAGCATTGGGTTTTTACTGGACCCTTAGCTGGCATAATCTCTTGAATTGTCTGACTCTGGAATCGTACTACTGCTTCGGAAAGCATTGGATGGAATACACCACAGGCTCCTGCCCAAGGTGTTGTGCGCTCTTCAATCTCTAAGCCTAACTGGTCTAAACCTTGTTCGTAGGTTTCTTCCCAATCACTTCGACTGTTCTTATCGGAATCAAACTTTCCAACGAGGTCTACTGCAAGAGTCTGGAGATCGTCGTCGTCCATGATCTCTGCAAGGTTGCCATTGAAATCCACCTCTGGCATCTCGTTATCGGCAGACGGATCAAAGTCAATTTCAATGCCGCCGTCTTCGAGTTCTGTGACCAGCGAATCTTCAGGAACTAATTCCTCTTCAACGACCGTAATTCCTTCTGGGCCCATCTCAAAGTCATCTTGGTTCAATAGGTCTTTCAGGGGTTTATCTACCGCCATGTATATCCTTCTTTGATGTAAGCGCCTAAGACACTATGCTAACATAACACCTTAGAGTCAATAATAGTTGGCTTTTCGCATCGGCAATAAATCATCCCAAGGATCATCACTTTCTAAATTTATGAAGCCACCCTGTCTAAATCTTAGCAACGCTTGTGTCGATGAATCAACTAAGTCATCATGATCCCCACTAGGGAATGATGCAAACTGTTCTATCACTTCTTCTGCCCATCGTTTATTTGGTGCCCACACATGACCGCTGTGGAAGAGGTCTGATACTGCATTCACTCTGGCGATCTTGTCGCGACCTCTACCGGGCGTATACTCCGCTACCGGTATACCAATTCTTCTCAACTCAAAGATCAGAGGACTTCCTGCTGCCTTCGCCTCTACGATGAAAGCGTCAGGTTCGTACTCCTTATACATATCATAAGCGCGTTGTTTCAAATCAGGAAATTCGAGCCGTTCCTGCAATGCATCCAATA